ATTTGGGGCAACCAGCGGGAACAACATATGCTGATTCTTCTGAATTGAATTTAATGCAACAACTTGTGAATTTGGAGTCATCTTCTCAACCAGATTATGGTCAGCAGGAGAATTTCCTTCTACAATCTCCTGAAGGATATGCGCTTGGGGCATTAGATTTAGAATGGATGTTAAAGAACCCAATGGATCATGCAACTTTGATTGAAATGGGGCAAGCGCCTCCTTGGGAGTCTTATGATCCAGAAACGTTAAAGGCGGTTCTTGCTTCCTATATGTTCTCTGGAATGAATCCTCAGGGGTAAGCAATGGCTATTCCTCCTCCTCCTAGGGTTCCGCAACCTCAAGTTAATCGTGACGAGTTAATGGTTAAGCTTGGTATCAGGCCTCCTAAAGAGAAAAAGATAGATCGTAGTCAAATTCCAAGTTTTTCTACGCCTTCTGCTCCTCCTATGCCTGTTATGGCTACGCCTGATCCTACCTTTGTTAAGCCTAAACCGAAAGGTGGTGGCATATTTGATATCCCTGTTATAGGGCCAATGATAGATCTTATTGATACGCCTCGTGCAATAGCTGTTTCAACTATTAAAGAAGTTGGGGATTTATTTGCTGGCGATGGTTTTAGCCCTACTGATTGGTGGAACCAAGCAGAAGATAACATGATGATGGGAGAAGTTCTTCGTGACTGGGGTGTTGATTTAGGTGGATGGAATTTAGCTTTAGGTTTGATAGGTGATGTTGCTTTAGATCCTTTGACGTATTTGTTACCTAGCGCTTTTGCTCGCTATGCGAAAAGCGATGATGTAGCTAACGCTTTGTTTAATGCTAGTAAAGCAGCGGGGAAAGCTAAAGATACAGCTAAAGCAAATATGTTAGCTACTGCTGGTAATCAGGTGAAGAAGAGTGGTGCGATTCATGCTGCGGGTCAGGAAGCTTTAGAAGAGATAGGTATGACTACAGGTTTGCGATTTACTGTATTTGGTACTGGTAAGTTAAGTAAGCAAATTGTTGAGAAACCACTTAGGCGTATGTTTCCTAAATTGGGTGAAGCGTTGGATCTTCGTAGGATTGAGCAGTTACCTCAAGTAGGTGAAGCAGGTAGGAAGATAAAGAATACGTCTAAGTTTTGGCGTTGGGGTGATGAAGCTATTGAAGGGGGTCCACGTTTTAGGCAGTCAGTTGATTGGAGTAATCCTGATCATAAGGCCCAGATTATTAATCAAGCTAGGCGTATTCGTGAGGGCAAAAACTTAGTAGGTAGAAGTACTGTTTCTCAGGAAGCTGGAAAGTTAGCTAGGCAAGCTTTAAGGATGCCTGTACAGACACGTAAGTTTAAATTTACTGGTCCAAAAACAGCGGGTTTTGTGACTGTATCTACTAAAGCAGCGGGGACTTTATTTGCAGCGTCTACTTTGACTAAAGTTGGTGGATTGATCGCTAGACAAATGTCAAATAAGGCTGCTATTAATATAGGTATCAGGGAATACGCCAAGCAGGGCGATACCGAGATGGTACTTATTCTTATGAATCTTAAACGTGCAGGTAATCAGGGCAAGGTTGCTTCTGATATTTGGGCTACTCGTTCTTGGGAAGATATTAGAAGTTTAAAAAGAGATGCGGATAAGTTTGGGATTGACTTTGATGAGTTGATAATGGAAGCTGCTGTTGAACCTAAATATTTGCGGGGTGGTTTAGGTGCAGGGGGGCAGCCTACTTTAGGTTCATATGCGGTTTCTAACCCTAATTTAACAGCTTTGAATCCTCGTTATGTTAGTGATCCTGCTGTTTCTAGTTTGCATAGTAGGGCGCAGCAAATGTGGGGTCATATGGGTAAGCGTGGTAACCAAGCTTTACCTTATTCCACTCCTTTACAAGAACTCAAAGATGAGTTTTACGTAATGCGTGCTTTAAAAGGCGACGTTGCTCGTAATCTAAACGTTGTTAAGGATAACCACATATTTGATGTTTCTATAGGTGGTGTAGGTGTTGATAGTAATTTAAGAGGAAATATATTTAGTAGAAGAAAGTATCAGACTCCTTCTTCTATAAAGGCTGCTATTATCGCTGGCGAGGTTAGCCTTGATGAAATATTTACCAAATATGAATCTATAAGAAAAGCATTTGAAATTGACGCACAGGTTCTTGAGGCTTTAAAGGGTGAGGGTAAAGCTGTTGGAACTATTCAGGAACGTATTGCTAACTCACCTCAATTAGCTGAAGAGTTAAAGAATGGAGTGAGTCTTACTACTGTTGATGGTTCAGTAATGCAGAATAGGTTTATGGGGAATGTTCTGACGGAACCAAATGTGGGTGGTTCTATTGAGTCGCAAATTGAAAAGATAGGTAGAGAACTACTTGGTGATGAATATGTTGAAATGTTCTCTAAGAGCGCTTCTGACGCTTTATCACGGTATGTCAATATGTGGCAGTCACGTATACGTTCCCAGTATGTTGTTGATTATGCTAATCAATTAGGGATAACGGTTGATGGCGTAGACAATGCAGCTTTTGGTAGTGCTTCTAAAGAAATTGCTTCAAAAATTGCTCATGAGGAAGCAGTTCGTGTTGCGATGATTGTTGGCGAGACTGTAAGAAAAGGTAGAAAGGGCGTTGGTGCAACTCGTAAGGTAGGGAAACCTTTAATGGATCAGTTGTTAGGCCCAGATGGCTTTATAGCTAGTGTTACTAGGCGAGCGCAAAAAGTTGCTCAGTATGATGATTTTGCTAAAAGGCCTAGAAAAGGTAGCGGAACTGTAGTTGAAGGTTTAGAGATACCTGCTGGTAAACCAATGAGCGTAGCTCATCAGCAAATTGCTGCTGATGCAGGAGTCACACCCCTTGCGTATTCCAAAGATAGACAAGCCTATGACATGGTTGTTAACCAGATACAGACTGCTGAAGATAAGATAGAGACTCTTGAGGAAATATTTGCTTTAGTTAATCCTTTGAATAATCCTGATGGTAGGAATACGTTGTATAAGGCTAGGAGGGAGATGCTTAATTTGTCTGTTGATGCATTGTCTCTTTTGCAAGAACCTCTTACGGTAGGTAAGTCTGTTCGTGGTCAAGCTCGTGAGGCTTTGACTCGTAGCCAGTATAAGGGGTTTGGTTCTGCAACTGATCGTGCAGCACAGTTAAAAACCTATGAGGAAGCTGTTGAGTTTCTAGTAGAGCTAGCAGATGAAGTTAAGTTGCTTTCAGAGTTTCGTGATGAAATTGCTGCCTTTATTAGACAAATGGAAGCTCCGATTAATCCTATAACAGGGAAGCCAGAATCTTTGGATCTTCCTTTCATTTGGTTGTACGATCAGGTAGCTAGAATAGATGAAGGTATTTCTGTTTCTAAACGTTGGCTTGAAGATGCAGCGAGTAGATACACTCGTAACGTAATAGAAACTGATGCGACTACTATTATGGCGGATGCTTTATATGATTTAAGTATGCGAGGTTTGGCTGGTCATTATCGTTGGGCTACTCCTATGGGTGGCGTTACTTTACCTTTGCGTTCTGGTCCTAAGCCTTTATGGGAACATGGTGGTCGTTACCAGAACGTTGTCAGTATTGGGTTAGAAGAGTACGATCCGAGATGGTTCAGATCACAGAAAGAAAGTTGGACAGGGCATGCTGAACCTGTTCCTATAACTAAGGGCGATTTCGTGTATCGCGATATGCATGGTTACAATCCTCGTTATACACACGTTGATGAGCTTAAATCATCATTTTGGGAGAAGCTAAGATTTTCTGATAAGGCAGCAGTTGACAAAAACGGAAAGCCCTTAATAGCAGCACAAGGAAGACCTACACAGTTAGATGAGTGGATTCAAGATCCTAACACTGGTAAGTACAGGTTGCCTAATGCTAAGGAATTGGAAGAGATAAATGCTAGGAAAGGCATAGTGGGTAGAGGCATACCATACGAGGGTAGGCCTGTGGTTATTAGTGTTGATCCTGAATCAGATATAGGTAGAGCAATTCTTCAAAGGCAAAGAGAAGCTATGGACACTTCCCCATCTGCTAAAGCAAGGGAAGAACGCATATTTGGCGAGCAAGGGCTATGGCAAGATGACGAGATGATTAGCTTCTTAAGTAGGCATGGAGTAGATACTGGCACTGTAGATGTTCCACCTCAACAATTACTTGGCGAGCAATCTATCGTACCTATAGATGCGCCAATTCAAAGAGGTGCAACACCATACCAAGGCACAAGAGCTTCGGATCAGATGGTAGCAATGTATGGCGTGCAAGAAGAAGCTGCTGTTGGGTATGCAAAAGGTAGACCTAAATTTACAACAGATCCTACACCTTCTGATAAACGAGAACTTTTTGATGTTCCAAGTTACGCTACTACTAGAGATCCCAAAACTGGGAAAGTTCTTCACGATATACCTGAATATCCAAATCCTATTACTACAGTTCGTGAGGCTGCTGTACAGACTGGTGACAAAAAGGCCGTTACTTGGGCTGCTTACATAGCTGAGTTGGAAGAAATTAAGAAACTCTTAAATGACGATGTTTTGTTTTATTCATTTTATGGTGCTATTGAGAGTCTGCCTGATGCTGCTCGTCTTTTGGATGATGTTGGGCAGAGATCTGCTTCTATACGAATTAAAGACTTATTAGATGATAAATCTGTGAAAGAATTTATCAAAGAAGGCAATATCAGTATCTCTACTGAAAGAACAACTGTTACAGAATTTATTAATGAACTAGAAAAAAGATTAGAGTTCTACAGGCGTGGACTTTTACCTGTAGACGATTTAGAAGCTGCTAGAAATTTTCCAGACTTTCCCAGATCACATATTGCGATACAGGAAAAGATCGCTGAGTTAAGAGCATTCAAAGATGCTCAAGAGGGAATAATTACTAATTATCACCAACGTTTAAATGGCGTAATTGAAGATTTCACTAGAAAAAGAGATGCTGCTTTAGCTGATTTGGCAGCGAAGCAAGGGGAAATGGATGATGTTATTGCTGCGATAGATTCTAAGAATCTAAGTACAAAGATACTGGTTGACAACTTGGAGTTAGAGTTAGCTGAGTTACGTCAAAGTCTAATAACTAAAGAGCGTTTATCTGCAATAGATAATCAGACGGAAGCTATTAACGAAATTAGAAAAGTTAGAAACTTTAGTGGTTTCGCTGATGCTTATGGTGGTGCTGCTAATGACTTTATATTATCTATGACTCCTTTTAAACCTGCTTTAGAAAGGATTACGCCACCGACTTTGCTTGGTAAGGAAACTGCTGGGACTGTTCAAGGAGCAACAAAGCGTGCTTTGGCTAATCAATCTTTAGTTGGTGTTCAAATTACTGACGATAAAATTTTAGCTTATGCAGAGGCATTTCAAGCTGTAGCTAGGACTCAAGATCCAGACACTTATAGTTGGTTTGCACGTAATTATATGCCTCTTGTTAACTATTGGAAAGCTTGGGCTGTGACTACGACAGGTTTCTTTATGAGAAATGGGCTTGGTGGCGTTTGGATAAATTCAGCTATTAATGATGTTCCTATGCATTACCATGTTCGTGTTAATGAGATACGTAAGATTGCTAGAGAATCGGGTCGTACTCAAGATGTGCTTGAGGGCATTGATCATTTAGTTGCTGCTGGTAAGCCTGTAAAGATTCGTAAGCAATGGGCTGCTGCTGCGGGTGGAGAAACTGTTACTATTGACGAATTGAAAGCTTTTAAGGCTTGGAATGAAGCTGGTATTGGTGGTAGCGGTCAGGTTTCTATGGAAATTAAGTCTTCTGTGGATGAGTTTGCTACTTGGAAATCATCTAATAGGCCTTGGAAGCAGAAGAGTTGGGATAAGGAAAGTAGATCTTTCATACCTAATGATAACGAGTACATGGTTCAAAGAGGCAATATGCGACCTTGGACTCCAGAGTTTAAACCTATCTCTTGGGTTCGTGGCCGTAACCAAGATGTTGAGTACATGCTTAGAGGCGCTATGGCGCATAATATGATGATGGGCGGTTACTCTATAGATGACGCTATGGAATCAGTTATCAAATTCCATTTTGATTATTCTGATTTGACTAAAGCTGAAAGAAAGATAAAGGGTGTAATACCTTTCTGGACTTGGCAGAAGAACATTGTTCCTGTCTTGATTGAATCTATTGGTAAGAACCCTAAGCAGTGGGGCCGTTTAGCTCAAGTTAAGAAAGAACTTGAGCTTCACTCACCTATGGAAAATGTTGTTCCTGATTACTTTGCCGAGAATATGGGAATACGTTTGCCGTTTAAAACTGCTGCGGGGCGTGTCTATTGGATGCCTGATCTTCCTTTCAGGGATTTGACTAAGTGGACTAAAGATATGGATTCTTCTAGTGATTTGATGGGGATTCCTCAGAACTTCTGGAGGGTAGCGAAAGAGTCTGCGTTTCCTCCTATTAAATTGCCGTTTGAAATGTGGGCTGGTAAACAGTCATTTGCTGATATTCCTTTGACTGGCAGGTTCCAGCAGGCTCCTAAATGGGCTGAAATACCCTTCCTTAAACAAGCATTGTTGACTACTGGTATAGCTGATAAGGGCTTAGACGGTCGTTTGGTAATGCGTGATAAGCATATCTATATGTTTGATCAGATATTGCCTATATTTGGGCGTATGAGGCGTTTGTATCCTAATGAACGTAGGAAGCAATCTGCGTTTGCTACTACCTTTATCAACACTTTCTTTGGTGCTGGCATAAGGGTAAACTCTAGTATGGAGCAGATGTCTCAAATAGCTAAACAAACTAGACTGCTTGAAGAATCACAAAGGGACTTACGAGATAAATACTTTAGGAGAGTATAAATGTCATTAACTATTATTAGTAGAGATGGTTGGGGTTCAAGAGGCCCGAAGAAACCGTTAAGTAAATTAAATAAGAGTCGTGTGAAAGGGATTGTATTACATCATTCGGGTGTAAAGAATGGTCCTAAGGGCGTGGCTGCTGTTAGAGCGTTTGAGAAGCATCACATGGATTCTAATGGTTGGAACGCTATTGCGTATAACTGGTTGGTTGATGAAGCTGGTGTTGTGTATGAGGGGCGTGGCGCTGGTCATGTGTCAGCAGCTAATCGCCCTTGGAATAGCCGTACTGAGGCTATTTGTTATACAGGTTGGGGTGCTGATCCTATCCCTGAGGCAACAAAGCGCTCTATTAAAGCGCTTGTTGACGATATACAGTTGCGTTATGATGGGAAACTTTGGGTTAAGGGCCATAGAGATTTGGCTTCTACGACTTGTCCTGAGCGTGAATTGTATAGTTGGATGCAGTCTGGTATGCCTTTAGATGGTTCTGTGGTTAAAACAGACAGGGACATCGTTATTGAAGAGACTGAGCATCTCCGTTTAGCCAATATGGTGGAGAAAAAGCCATTATCTAAGCGCCGTAGAAGCCGTGGAGAGGCTGTTAGGGTCGTTCAAAGACGTTTAAATGAGCTTGGTTATGATGCTGGGCCAGTAGACGGCCATTACGGTCCTAAGAGCGCTGCTGCGGTGCGGGCTTTCCAGAACAGGTATAGGGATTTCTTAACTGTTGATGGGATTGTGGGAAAGAACACTTGGAAGATGTTGTTCTCGTGATGGGACACAAAACACTATATATAGGAGGCAATTATGCCAAAAGGTAAAGGGTACGGAACCTCTGAAGAAACATTTGGTTCGCAAGATAAGCAACCTTATGATTCTTCTTCTTCTGAAAATATGTCAGATATGAGTAAGAAGGCTAAGAAAGATGCTGCTTATTTAAGATCAACTAATCTAGGGAACGCTCATTCTAATGGGCGACCATTCGGAAAGTAGGAATACATGCCGAAGAAACGTAAACCTAGAAAGCCACGATACTAATGGCTGACGAACAAAGTAACACTAGCAGTATAATTGATGTACTTATTGCTTTATTGGACACTAATCGGACAGATCCTTTAAATAAGATAGGTGGGGAACGGCCAGAAATCGATTTTAATACGTTCCGTGATAGGGTAGGAAATAATGTTGCACAGATGCCTCGTTATGCTCAAGATTCGTTAGCTATGCAAGGTGCGCCTATGCCTAAAGCTCGTTCTTCCAAAGATGGACCACGTGCCCAAGAGCTTCAATCGCCTAGACCAGAGTTTGCACAACGTAGCCAACCTAGACCTTCTGGTGGGGATAGAAGGTTAGCTCGTATGGGTAGAGAAGATGAAGCATCAAGGCAACGCATGCTGGAAGAGATACTCGCAAGAATGGGAATCATGCAAGCATGACTGATCAAAAAGCTACTTTCAATTTTATGGACTGGGCTGAACGCACAGCGTGGACAGCAGGACAGTCTTTCTTAGCGATTTTTGTTATCACAGATCTTTCTATTTTGAAGGCAGCAGCTACAGCAGGTGGCGCTGCTTTATTAGCAGCTTTGAAAAGTTTAGCGCAGCAACGTTTGAAGGGTTAGAACATTGGCCTCTGATGAGTTTGAACATCATTGGGCTGAATGGATGGCCATAGAAGGCCTTGACTTAGAGGATGAGATACAGGCTGAGATTAAAGATAGCGCTCATCGGTTAGATATGCGTGACGGCACTCATGGGCAGTGGGATGGTAATGATCTTGGTGTCTTAATTGTTTTTGATGAGAATGAGGTTCGTAATTTACTTCGTTCATGGGAGGAAGCTCAATCAGGGAACATGATGTCTATTTTTGGTTTAATGAACTGGTTGGAAGGTATCGCTGCTTTTTTGGGGGATTGTATAAAGCTAAGGGATTTAGAGTCTTAGCCGTTCTCTTACTACTTCGTGTTCTAATAGTAGTCCCCTGATCTTGTCCGCTAACGCATCTCTGCGTCTAGCGAACGTGGTTTTAGGAATATCCAATACTGTTGCTACGAAACGCATTGATAGTCCAACGTCAACTAGCATGTGGTAAACCCATTGTTCTTCTTCTGTTAGCTGGTTGAAAGTATCAACTATAGCTTTAGCTAACGCTTCGTTCTTCCAATGTATTCCCTCTGTTGATTCTTTTGGTTCAGTAAGGGGTTTGCTGGACATTATGGCTTCTATTTCTGTTTCGTATTGGCCATCTCCTGTCCAGTAGGAGGGCTGTTTGAGCCTGACAGGGGCTAAAGATGGGAAACCTAAATGCCTTATGGCTTCAAAGAAGAGTTCTCCCTTGCTGGGTTCATTCAATTGCCCAAGGTAATAGTTTGGAACTTATGGAGAAATATTTTTTGCCTTCGTGGAAGCTTCCTATGGGGACATCGTTCTTGTTGATTAAGTTCATCATGTCTCGGAACTTTAGCTCTGCGTAGTTCTGGCGTGTGGAGGACCACACCCAGAACCAGACAGGAGCGCCTGTTCCATCCCACCATTGCATTGCTGCTAGTTTCTCCATTTTTAACTTTAAAGGTGTTTTGCCCATGCCTACTACTTCAACCAACCTACTGGGGTCAGCTTGTATGTAATCAGGTGTGTATCGTAATACATGGGGGAGGTAGTGGAATTTGGTCATGCCTTCTGGCCTGTTAAATCCGTATCTTGCCCATTGCGTGTTTCTTGCTTCAAAATTTGACTCTGCTTCATCTCCCATAGCAGCAAAACGTTCCTGATAGGAACCTTCATGGAATGGTCTGGTCATTTTTTACTCCCTTTCAATAAGTGTATTTGTCTGTCATCGTCATATGCGAGTCCGTTTAGTGCATCTTCTATTCCTTTGACGTAGTTGCTGATGTCTCCCCTGAGCGGGGAGAAATCAACGTCTACTTCTTGGAGCGTTACGAAAGCTTTGTCTTTATATAAAGATATCGTTAAAGAAACAGGGCCATCAAACTTTGGTCCTTTATAGTAGCTTTTGACGGCTGCTTCGTATTCCCTAGTTGCTTTGGGAGTGAAGGTTCCGTTCCTTGTTACTCGTGGCCTACCTTTACTCTTGGGTTTTATCGGTATGGTGAATCTGTATTGTTTAGCCACGCCGTACCTTCTGTGATGCTCGTTCTACTAAATTACGCAATTGTCTTTCCCTGTCTCTTCGGTCTGTGAACTTTCCAACTCTTTCATCTAGTTTCCTTGTCCAGTCTACGGTAGCATCTAATGAGAAGTCTTGCCAGAGTAAGCTGCTGGCGAAAGCGTATAGAACCTCTGAACGGTCTTCTGTTACGTTTCCTTCTTCCCATATTCTTTTAGCTACGCCTACGAACTCTCCGTTTAATTTAGCTCCAGCAGTAAATTTAACCTTCTTTACTGGTTCTGTTGCGTCATGTAACGGCAGTAGTTTGCGGTAGATGCTGACAGGGGTTCTGCTGTTTGTCGCTTCTTCAACGAATTGACTTAGCGAGTACCCCTTTACACGCTGCCTTCCTTCTGATCTTATCTTAGGGTAAGGCAATCGTAGGCAGTTGCCTAATCTGTCTTTCTCAAGACTGATTTGCTTGGGGTAAACCTCTTTGATTGGAACATCTACTACTCTGCATGCGCCGACCATCCCTTTTCTGCCGATAGTGGCGGAGATTGGCTCTTGGAGGTAGACCCAAACATGGTAACCCTTGCTTCTGGATGGTTCTTTCCATGACTTTATACCCATTTTGGTTAGTAGGGCTTGTAGATTGTCAGCGTGTACGCTACTTATCTCACCTTCGTCTAGGTCTACGGCCACCCAGTCAACCATCCATACGTTATTACGTTCCCATAGGGGGTAAACCCCTATGGGAACATCCCCCAGTAAATGATCCTTGATCTTATTCAAGTAATCATCCCCCTTACCGTCTACATACATTGGTCTAACTTGGTCTTTAACTGTTGCGAGGCTACCTCCTTGATGAAGGTCAGCAAATTTTTGTATAGTTTCTAAATCTGTCATCCTACTGTCCCTGCGTAAACTCTAACGATAGGCCAACAGAAGTCCATACCCTTTGCTTCCATGTTCTCCTCAAACTCTTCTTGATCTGTAACAGATGCTAGTTCGTGGTTCGCACAGTAGATAGGGGTACAGAAACCTTCTTCTATTCCGTATTCTAGCCATGATTGGAAGTCGGGTGTAACCATTATTCTAGGAACCTGTCGTCATCTGGAATGTCAGATTCATAGTATTCTCTGACAAATCCACAGTTGGGGTCCATGAAGTAATCAATAGGAGGTGACGTTATCTTGCATGGTGGGCGTTTGTTCTTACATAGGTCTAGCGAAACGCTAACGCTATGTATGCGCCTTTCGTCATCTGTGAGTTTAGGATTATCTCTTCTGCGGAATACATTCAGTTGCAGGATTGCGTATTCGTCAGCGTTGAATTTGCCATCATCCATTCCTCTACTTGAGCCTCTGTGAGATTGCTTACCTGATTGGTGTATTAGTCCTACTGGTAGGTTCTCTCGTTCCGCCCATTCCTTTAAGCCCTTTAGGACTTTAGATACTCCTTCGTAACCTGATGCTTGAGGTAGTTGCTCTAGGAAGTCAACCATTGCGAAACGTGGCTTGTGTTGCCAGTAGTCTTCACATTCACGCATCGCTATTGACATGTCATCAAACGATAATGCGTTGGGAAATATCTTTACCCTGTCAAGGAAGCCATCTCTGGCTTCTCTGATTTCAGTTAGGACATCCCTGTCTTCTACCCTTATTGCTTCTTCTACTTCAGCTAAGTTACGTTTATATAATAATGCGTAGAGTTTCGCTACTACTAGAACCTCTGGTTCGTCTGGCGTGTAGATCACACCATAGAAGTCAGGGTCTTCTTGTAGGTTCCTAGCAATGCTTGATAGCACCACTGCGCTTTTGCCTGAATGCGCTCTACCTGTTACTACGAGTACATCGCTGGGCCATACACCTCTCATCTTCTCATCTATGTCTTGTAATCCTAGATAGAAGCAGTCGTGTGATCCCTTAGCGTATTCAACCCATTGGTCTACGGCCTCTGAGGTAGGCCTAAAGAACTTGTATGTTTCTCCCTCTTCGGGAAGGTTGAGGCCAGCTAATTTGGCCTCAACCTCCGCCTCAGTGAGGGCTGTGATGCCCTCTTCCATTAGCTTGCCTGATAAGCGAACTGTTGTAGCTCTGCTCTGCGAGCTACCCAGTCCCATTCAACAGCATCGGCTTCTGTCTGTC